GTCAAAGTACTATTTGGTAAAAAAACAGATGTAATTACATATACAATGTATAAGGAAGCACTGGCTATCAAAAAGAAGTTAGAGGACGAGCAGATTCCAGACTTATTTACAAAAGAGGACTAGTATGGGCTTTTTAAAGGATGGGGCAAACGGTGAGGGACCAGATCATGAAAATGATCCAGAGCAGAGAGAAGAAGACTACGAAAAGATGTATATGAAAATTGGACGAGATTTTGTTCATCGTGACGATTTTCAACGAATAATAAGAGAAATGCTACTACTAATGGGGCCTATGGGTCAGGTACCAATTGATACGCTGTCAACAAGTGGTGCTCTAGCTAGAGCACTGGAGTACAAGGGATTTCTGGATACAGAAACTGATGGCAGTACAGTATATCCTGACCTAATTGTTCTGGACGACTAGTACAGTGAAGAAGAGCGACGAATATTATCTCTACCAATGGGCTTCTCTGATTGTTGACGAGGTAGAAAAAGAAGCTATCTCTAGCGAAACTAGAGAAGGCAGCTGGCTGGCAATGCGTTCACCGCTTGCTACGATGAGTCAGATTCTTCAGTCTCAAGAAAATATACTTAGAGGAATTGGCCCAACGATGCCGACTCCAGCTGCCCCTCAATTCTTCAACGAGATGGGTCCAGAATTTCCTGAAAGTCCAGGTATCGATTCTCAAAACGAGGGGACAGAGGACAACAGCCCTGCTTGTGATGATAACTTTGATCTGTTTGACGTTGAAACGCTTATGCAGAACACTACAACTCCTCAAGTTGTTATCGCTCAGGGCGAGCGAGTTGATCCACTAAGAGAACTATTCTCTAAGTTGAACGAGGATTTTGCCAACTGGGACATAGATCCAGAAAAGACAAGAGACTGGTTTGATGAATGTCTTGGTTGTGAGCTAAGCATCCAGTTCAATTGGCAGCTCAAACCAATGTCTCTATTGGGACCAATTGGCGATCTACTTCAAGATATAGAGAATATCGTGAATCAGGTTCTTGATGCAATCAATCCCTTTGGAATGCTAGAAGATCTGTGCTTGATGCTTGATGCGTTTAAGTTCTTTTGTCCTCCAGATTTAATAATGTTTATGATTTCGCTACAGATGCTTCTCAAGAAGTACATCATGTTCACTTTAGATATTAAGTTGGATTGGACATCAATAGTTGGACCGCTTCTAAAGCTAATCGTTGATGCGATGACAATGCTTCTTGAGCAAATAATAGCAATCATTGTTCAGCCATTGGTCTGTATTATAAACGCGCTCGAGATGGCCTCTGGGCTATTCGAGGAGGGTATAAATGTAGCAAAAACCGCTGTAGCTGCTGGGCAAGCTTTAGGAGATACATTCGCTGGCGCTAACCCGGGTGCAGGACAAGCACCTTCCTCGATACCATTCCTTGCCGGAGAAGCAAACGGTGTAGGTGGTGGTGAAATTGGATGGGATGGAGGTAGTGCATTTGCTATACCAAGCTTTGGTGATGCAATCGGTGGACTGCCAGAACTGCCTGGGATCACATCAAATATTGGTGAGGTAGGAGGGCAAGGTGGATTCTCGCTATTTGGCTCTGGCACAGCAGAAGCACAGCAAAGTGAAGGTGCTCCGAGTGGTGTTGGGGATTATGGCGTAACTGGACCTCTTGGGCAGAAACTTGCAGCTCTTCAACAGGGGCTGAGTGGTGGCGGTAGCAAGTCAGTTAGTTTCGGAATTCCCGTTGGCGTAGGGTTGAAAGCAAAAGATACTTTAGCCAAAAGAATGAAAGAGCAAAATTGGAAGTATGTAAATCCTATTGACAAAGCTATAGTTGCAGTTAAAGAAGTTAAGACTTGGATACAAGAGCTTTTTGGTAACATTCTATTTGCTTTAAAAAGTCTAGATGCTTTTATGGGTGGATCTCTAGGATTGCAAATTGGTGGACTTGGAGCTATAAATACAATCCTTGATCTTATTTCACTAGTAATGTTAATAATAAAGATGAAATCAAATATGGGAACAGGTGATCTTGCTGATTGGTGTAGGGAGCTTGAAGAGAACCCAGATAGGGTTAAAGAGTGGCTAAAAATTGTTTATCCTAATGCTACTGTCAGTCTTAACGAAGACCAGCAAGTTACTATTGAACAGGGCTCGGCATCAATGACTATAGCACCTCCGGAAGACCCCTCATGCACTACTGATGCTCAAGAAGAGACTCTGCGCTTGCAGTGGGCAGAAGACCTGGCTAGGAGTATGGAATGAAACCAGAACTTTTTGAGCTAGCATTATCCGTTTTTGACGCAAAGAGTAACCCGCCTAAGCGTAAAAAGACGTCTATTCCTGGTACAGGCTTGAAGAAGGTAACAAGTAGAACGCTATCTTACACTCATCGTCATCGCGGACAGTGGTTCCGACCAGAGTACGATTTAGAAGAGATACAGATAGCCCAAGATACAGATAGCTATCTATTCAAAGCTCTTCAAAAGAAGACAAATAGATTCATGATCGCTGGCTGGGAGGTTGTTGGAGACAACCTTGAGACCCTCGATTATGTTAAAGGTAGGCTGCGAGAAATTGAGTTGGCAACCAACACTCCATTCAATGTTTTAGTAACTCAAACTGCTCACGACTTGGTGCGGTATTCCAACTGTATGTGGGCCAAAGTTCGAGACAATAAAGCGTCTAGCGGTAAGATTCGTACAAGTGCAACTGGCAAGGAACTGGATCCTGTTGCAGGATACTTTATTCTTCCTTTTGAGACTTTGCGATTTAAGACAAAGTCCAATGGGGACATAAAGAAATTAATGCAGAGAACCCCGTATGGAGAAACTAAAGAGTTTCCGCCTGACGATATCGTTCACTTCTATACAAACAAAAAACCTGGATTTGCCATCGGCACTCCAGAGGTATCTCCCGTACTAGATGATATCGCTCTATTGAGAAGGATAGAAGAAAACGTAGAAGAACTTATTGAGTCTAACTTGTATCCGTTATTTCACTATCAGGTTGGAAGCGATGCCTTCCCAGAAAGGTATGGTCCCGACGGTATCAAGGAAACAGATGTAGTAAAAACTACACTTGAGTACATGCCTGCTGGAGGGATATATATATCAGATCATAGACACAGCATATCTGCGATAGGCTCTGAAGGGCGTGCTCTTCGAATTGATACTTATCTCGAACACTTTAAAAAGAGAGTGTTTGCTGGCCTTGGTGTTTCTGGCGTGGATATGGGTGAGGGTGATACATCTAATCGCTCAACTGCTAACGCGCTCTCCAAGAGCGCACTTCAAGATGTTGAAGCTTTGCAGCAGATTGTAAAAGAATTTATCGAATTCTATATCTTTAATGAGTTGCTACTAGAAGGCGGCTATGTTAACGAGCTTTCTAACAGGCAGGATCGTGTGTATATTAAATTTGGTATTGTTGATAAAGAAGAAAGATCTAGACTAGAGAATCAAACTATTCAGTTGTGGCTTAACAATCTCCTTACCGAACATGAGGCTCGGAAAGATCTCGGACTTCCTCCTGTATCAGACGAAGCTAGAGAAGATACAAACTTCAAGTTGTACCAAGAGCCCCTGGCTTTGTTGAAATTCCTTGGGTTCGCTGCTGCTGATGATGCTTTATCTGAGTCAGTCTCCTCGTCGATTACTTCTGAAGGAGTAAAAAGAGGTGAGGCACAGGCTGAAAGAACGGCGGCAGTAGGTCGCCCAGCAAACCCTTCCTCCGTTGGAGCACAACGAGCAAATGAGGCAAAAGTGAGACCAGAAAATCAGAATGGAAAGCGTACAGCTCAAAAGTATTCAAGAGATGCATACAAGGAATGGCTTGGTGAGCTTGAGCAAGGAATCTCTGAAATAGCGCTAGCTTATGCAGAAGCGCATGATGTTGACAACCCTGTTAATTCAAACTATCTTCGAATTCTCATAGAGAATTACGAGCATGACTTTGATAGAATTTCAATGCAACTTGATAAGCGACTTACAGAATTTAAGTCACTTGGTGTAAAATCAGAAACCATACTTGATAGTTTTAAATGGAGATTCAGAGATTTAACTCTAAAGTATGTTACTATTGCGCAAAGATCCCAACCTGATTTGACTATTGATGACTAAATCTATAATATTTCCACTCACACAGACTAGCGTTTTTTAGAATTACTTGTAATACTAGAGTCTTGAAAGTATTAATAGATTTATAGGATGCAACCAGCACAGTGATAACTTGGAGATCGGATGTCTGGAGAGTTTAAGTTAATCGACTTCATCAGAATCAACCCTGATGAAAAGATGTGCTCCCTGTCCCTAAAGGACAAGGTGAGCCTGATCGATGCTGCACTTGACACGAGACGTGAAAATCGAGGCCTTGTGATTACTTATGACTTAAGCCACTCTGGACGAAGAATAAATAATAGAATTTATTCAGTCAAGGGTCAGCAATCCGGCGTTAGCACAATACTGTCACCATATGCAAAACCAATTCTTCAACATCACGAAAGCGACCAAGATCCAATCGGTCGCTTTGTTGGTGCTGAGTGGCAAGATATGTCCTCCGAGGCTATGGGATACTTTACAGATATCTCTTCCTACATGGAGTTGCAAGGCGCCTATGATTCAGATGATCCCAAACAGATCTTTAAGAAGATGAAAAAGTTTGGCCTTCTTACTAATAAAGAGTGGCCTGGAATGGGAAGATTAAGAGTACAAGCTCGAATTACAGACCAGAAAGCTATTGAAAAGTTTCTTGACGGCAGGTACATTACCTTTTCAGCTGGCAGCACTACAGACAGACATGTCTGTAGTATTTGTTATTCTGATTGGGCAGATGGTGACCTTTGCGAACACAGGCATGGCCGCATTTATGATGGCGATCCCTGTGTTTTTGTTACTGGAACCTTCAAAGTACTTGAAGGTTCTGTTGTTAATATGCCTGCTGATGACCTTTCTCAAGTCCTTGCAATGGAAATTCATGATAGCAAACAGCTTTCCAAGGATTGTCAGGACAATTGTCGCGTAGATATGGAAACAGTCTACCTCACTGACTCTACTTATACGATGGAGCACCAAATGACAGAACAGACCACAGAAGTAACTGAAGACACGGTTGCAGAAGAGGTTTCTGCTGTAGAAGAAGTAGAAGAAGTTGCTGCTGACAATATTAGCTACTCTGAAGTAGCTGAAGCAGCGCCTTCCAATACGGATATTGAAGAAGATGCAGAAGCATCTGAAGCAACAGATTCAGCCGAACCCGCAGCAGAGGAGCCCGAAAGCTTCCCTGAGCCTGATATTCAGACAATCATTCAGGACCTATCTGCTAAGATAGATATCTTGGTTAACCTTACTGAGCAAAAGCTCAGTGCAGAACCGCAGGCTAGCGAAACTGATACTTCGGAAGAGACTGAGGAGGAAATTTCCTTTGATGCAAAGCTCACAAGCGAGCAGCGCAACAAGTTAAAGGAAAGTACTTTCTGTGGTCCTGATAGAAGCTATCCTGTTCCAGACAAAGCACACGCTGTTAATGCTCTAGCAAGAGCCAAGCAGCATGCGTCCTCAGAGCTTTACAGTAAAATTAAAGCTTGTGTATGTAGAAAGGCAAATCAAAGCAGCTGGAGCCTTCCTGCATGCGATGGGGATGATGCCAACCTAATTGAGGCCGAGACAGAGTGGACTGACGAACTTCGTCAGGAAGCTCTAGAAAAGGAATCTCTAATTATGGGTTGGGAAGTGATAGATGAGATTAGTGACAATGTAGATGCAGATTACGACTCTCTTCAACAGGATCATGCTCGCGTTCTTAAGCGGGTTGAGACTCTTGAAGGACAGCTTGATAATGTGTTGACATCGCTAGCGACAAGCAATGAAAAAGATTTTTCTGAGGTAAAAGATACAGATAAGCTTGAAGTTATGTATGATTGGTTTGATAAGATTACGCTAACTAGCGAGGAATCAACTACTAATGTAATCCTACAAGTTGAAAATCCTTCTGTAGCTTCTTCTGGTAATGGAGATAGTCTATCTAATATGGCTAAGAAAGAACTCGGAGACTTTGAGAAAACTATTGTGGAAAAATTCCAGCAAATTCTAGAAACTGATGGGGAAGGTGCTGCTGAAAGATACGTTGCAACTAAGCAGCGATATCTCCCTCGCGGATTCCATCCTACAAACTATATTTAATCAGGAGATTAACAAATGCCCATAAAGCGCTTTAGTGGGACCTTCAAGTCCCGGACTGATGTTCTAGATAACATCACTCCAAATAATAAAGTCCAAGCTAATGTCTCCGTCCCAGCGGGGGAATGGAAGCCCGCAGCATGGTTACCCATCGAGTGGACGGATCAGGCTAGTGACGATTCTTACGTAATTTCTAGTGGAAAGGTCGTATCATTCGATCGTGAAGGTAGAGTAGTTCCCAGTGGTTGGAGGCTTGCCTTTGGTGGTACCGACCCTGCGACTAATGCTCAGGTAGCAGGAGCGGGTGCAGGAACTGCCTGCCTTGTATACACTGCCCTTGATGTCACCTCAGGAGTGATTGACCTCACAACTGGGGTAGCGGTTGCAAATGCTGTTACCTACAACCAGGGGCAGGTTACTACTGCGCTCCTAGATAGGGGCCTTGTAGCCGAGGCTGACATGGGGTTTGCACCTGCAGCCATTTTCGCTACAGGTACTGTAGGTCACCTACAGGATGTTGCAGATGCTTTTATCTCTAATCCTGTTGGCGTTTCAGCCTACGACGTTTTCGTCTGGGCTGGAGAAACCGCTGGTGGCCTTAACTTTGTTAACTACCAGAAGCAGCATCTCGTTCAGTTCCTAACTGATATTCAGATGAAGGTTCCTCAGGTTGCCCACGTACCCGCTGTATCAACGATTTCTCTTGATGTCGCAGGGCCTTGGACCCCTGGCACCGCAGCTCCTAACGGACAGGGTACTACGTTCCCTGATGCAGATGTTGTTGCTGGTGGTGCAGAACTCTTTGTGAACCAGGCTCAGCTGAACGGTTTGCAGAGGTACTCTGCAGACGTTCCTGCAGCGCCAGTTGCGGGTCAGGGTGTTGTTGCTTATGCGCTCACTAGAACGCCTCTAGCCGCTGATACGACTCGTACACCGGTTACCTCCTCTGCTAACTTGCTTATTCGTAAGCGAGGTTCTGTTGCGGCGGTTATTGCAGGTGTCGTAGGCGACTGGTTCCTTGACGCAGATGTTGGCTTGCTCGTTGTGTTCTCAGCTGATGGTACAACGAATGCTGCTGGTGGTGGCGAAACCGTATCCTACAGTTTCTACGACGCCGTAAACCAGGCTCTTGCACATCGCCACATTCACCTGTCTGGGATTGCTCAGGCTGGTCAGTTCTTGACCTTCGATCAGCGATCTAACTTCGTTCCTGCAGGCTCTGCAGTTGCTGCAGATCTTGTTGGTCGAACACTTGCCCTACAAAATGAACCCGCTGGTCTTCTCGATAGAGTGCGGACCGCCTGGAATAGTACAGGTATGGCAGCTGATGCTCAAATGCCTGGTAGCGCAACCCTTGGGTTTAGCGACCTGCTAACACTTAGCGGTGAAACCGTGTCTAATCAAATCGTTGTAATCAACGTTAAGATTCAGTAAGGAGTTAAAGATGAACCTCAAATTAGTTGATGGTCGCGAACTGACTCTGCCCTCGAATGAGAATCACGCTGCACGTTATGTAGCCGACCTCTTTAAAAATCGTGGTCAGCTACCAGACAGCGACGAAAGAATAGAATGGTCCGTATTTGCTGAGACCATCTCCCCCCGTAACCGTGATGCTATCGCAAGCTCTGAGATTACTCCACTTCTAGCGAAGTCTATGGAGATTCTTATCAGAGAGCCGGTTGAGCCTCTTGCTATAATCACGGGTCTTTTTAATCGAGTACAGGCGAAGGGTCTAAACACCCAGGTCCTTGCTGGTGCGATGGGTGCTGTATATGCTCAGGATGTTCAGGAGCATGGTACCTATCCCGAAGTCAACTTCCAGATCGGTGGAGCGGTAAGTACTGCTTGGATCGGGAAGTCCGGTATCGCTGCTTCGTTTACTGACGAAGCTCTCCGATACTCGACTTGGGATATCATGGCTACAAACCTCCGCTTGATGGGCAACGCTCTTGTTCGTCATAAGGAGCAGAAGGCTGTGAACTTCCTAACCTCGCTAGGAACTACGCTGTTTGATAACCGTACACCTGCTCAGTCTCTTTATGGAGTCTGTAGCGGTCGCGATCTTACGCTTGCAGCTAATGGTACCCTCCGAATGGATGACCTGATGCGTGGTATGGCTCATATGTCTGAGGAAGGCTTCCCTGCTGACACTCTGCTTATGCACCCGCTATTCTACTATTCCTTCATTCAGGATCCTGTCCTGCGAGCTATGATGCTTGCTCATGGCGGTGGTTCCTATTTCAACACATGGAATGGCAACCCTGGCCCTCAGGCTCCTTGGAGTAATGGTGCACTTGGTGCTACTGGACCCACGAATGGTCAGACGATCGTTCCTGGTGGCAGCCCCTCTGGTGCTGCAGCGACAACGCTAGCTAATCGACCCAACAGGGCCGATTCTGCTGGTCAGCTTCCTGGGTACTTCCCCTTTAACTTCCGAATTGTTATTTCTCCTCTGTGTCCCTTCGATCCAGAGCTTCAGAGTGGCAATATCTTCCTTCTCTCTAGTGGTAACGTTGGTTTCCACCTTGTGGACGAAGATCCCACCACTGTTGAGTGGAGAGACGAAAGTGTAGAGGTAGTCAAGATTAAGATCCGTGAGCGTTACGGCTTTGCCGTTGCTCATGAGGGTCAAGGTGTTGGTGTTTTCGAGAACGTATCTGCTGGTCAGAACTTCTTCGACGGAACGGTAAATGCAGCTCCGGCAGCTCCGGCTCTGATTCCGCCTGGCACCGCGATCGCTGGTCTCTAGAAACCTTTGGACTTGTCTTAGTCCTCGAACAGAAGGGGGTGGGGCTTCCAAGCCCCACCCCTTTTTACTTCTCTGGCCTGGAGGTTTCATGGGTTGGTTTGATAGTATTGAACCTGGAAAAGTTAAGGTTGAAATCACTGAGACCATTGAGTCTACAACTGGACAAAATCGCTTTGGCTTAACAATTCAAGACGAAGGCGAATTTATAACAATTCGCAGGGGTGTACAGCTAGAGCCTCTAGACGCGGAGGAAGAAGATGGCGATTCCGACAGTAGCAGCAATATATCCAAACGCTAGTGCTGTTGGGATTCCTATTGCTGCAGATATTGAGATTACTTTTGATGTAGGTGTAGATCTTTCAACTTGTATTAACAACGTAATCGTTTACGGTAGAGACTTCGACCAGACATCTGGACCGGATAGTGCACTCTGGATAGACCCTGACACCGGGGACAATCCATTCTTCCTAAGTTCACCAGGACTTAGCGGTATGATCGATTGCGATTATACGCTAGTTTATGTTGATGCAGTTGGAGATGTTGTCCCTGGACCTCCTGTAGTCCTGACACAGGCCGCAGAAGCACTCGCCCTATACCGTCACAAGCTTATCCTAACGCCCAAGCAGCCCCTAGCTCCTGAGACGCTGTACACGGTTTATCTAATCGGTGCTGCAGAGGCTGGTACTACCCGAGGTGTTAGCTGCCGAACAGTGTTCGATGTTGATGATACTGCCGCTGTAAGCACAACAAGTGACACTCATGTCTATGGTGGCTATACGGGGCCTGACGACACACTAAACATTCAGATTACTACTGCTGGAAATATTGGTACTGCCCAATACATGTGGTGGTATTCAGGTCTTGGTCCAGGTTCCGCTACCACCGGTAGAGTAACTTCAAGACGATTTAGACGTCTTGAAGATGATATTCAAGTTAGATTTAGTGGATCAGGTTTTCAGCTAGGTGATATCTATACTATCTCACTGGAAACTCAAGAGATTCTTGCTAGTTCTTTCTCTTTTTCGTTTACAGCTGGAACTGGTTCTATCTCTGAAGTTCCCTCTACCGCAAGCACTAGCATTATCGGTACTACAACTGCGCTCACTTCAACAGAAACAAATCTAACTGTATCGCGAATGGTTCCACCCAATGGCTCTGTAAATCAACCGACAACCAGCAGAACTATAACTATTGACTTCTCTGAGAACCTTGATCCAACAACTATTCTAGATAACACAGTGACTGTACTGTCCTATCCAGTTTCAGGAGATTTTGTAACCAGTGTATCTAGAGGTGGACAAGAAATTGAGCTTTCAAAGAAGCTCACAGTTGCCACCAACCAGCTAACTATTGAGCTATAGGATAGTAAGATGGCAACAAGAACCTGTACACCCCAAGCTAGTGAACTCACTCTAAGGGTCTTGTTCACGGACGCCTGCGGAATACCAACCGACGTAGATGTGGGAACTCTAGATCTCTATATCTATGATAGTGCCAATGACACAGCTGATATAAATACCGCTATATCAACGTCTACATTTATTGTTCAAACTGCTCCAGCAGCAGGTGATGGCTTTGCGATTCACATAGTTGAAGGCAGTATCACGCGAATCTCTACCGGCTTTTACGAGTATGTTTGGGATGCAGCTACAGCCCCTGCACTGTGGCCTAGAGCAACAGGCACCTGGTATGACGTATGGGTTGCACAAGTATCTGGGGCTCAGGTTGCTCAGACTTTTACTGTCACAGTTATAGATGCTGGTACGGTAGCTCTTCAAGAGATTGATAATAACTCTCTCATTGTTGTTCTACTTGACTCTACTATCGCCGGTGTTAGCGGTGACACTCTAGGTGAAGAAATCCAACTAAGCTACTCTACCACCTATGCACCATACTATGCATCTGTTGATCTGCTTCGCCTAGAAACTGGTGGGTGGATAGATGGAATTCCAGATGACACACTAGCTTTAATGATTCACTGGTCTTCAATCGAAGCAGATTTAATTACAGGCAGAAGGTCGGCGGGCCGAGACTATAATACTGCTAGAACCAAATTTGTAATCTTTGATGCTGCGCTCCGGACTCTTATGCTCCCAGCAGATCTTGGTGGCAAGACTAAACGTCTTGGCGATCTGATGATTCAAAACAATACAGATTTTGCCTATACGATGAACGAGCTGAAGCGCAAGAGAGAAGAGTGGTTCAGAGTTGTAAACGCAGGTGGATCTATTGTTCCCGGCCAGAGCTTTGCTCCGGCTGTTGCAGCGAAGGGATCTAAAGATCCAGATCGTCGTAGAGTTGGTAGACTTTGGTGGAGCACAGCAGATTTCCCGTATGTACAACCAACTGCGAATACAAAGCTTCGACGAGTTTCCCCCGATGGGACCAGAAAGTTTAGGTTTGGCTTTCAGGACAAGGGCGAATGATGGCCTTTAAACGCGACCTATATCCCACAGACGCTATCGTATCGTCAATACGGGGTCGATCTTCTAATGAGATTGATTTAAGAAGAGAATTTGATGACCTGATTTTTGGTGGACCCACCTCAATTCCTCATGGTCGAAAATTAATTCTTAGAAAAATGCGAAGAGATGTCTCGAATGACTTGATTCCTTGTACCTGTGTAAGCGATCTTACTGGGGAACCGGACACAGAGAGATCTTGTCCATTTTGTTTAGGAGAGGGGTATTATTGGGACGAAGACTGGATCACAGGTTACACTTCTTATGTTGGAGCTGATGGTGGATTGTCCACCAGAGTTCGAGACCTTTTTCCAGGGTCTATTCGTGTAGATTCTAAGATCTTTTACTTTCGTTTTGATACCACAATAACTTATGATGACAAGATCGTTGAGCCATTGCTTGATAGTGAGGGTTTACCGGTAGTACCATACAGGAGGGAAGCGATACACAAACCCCAGACCCTTGTTCGGTATCGCTCAGATAGAGGTAGGATTGAGTATATAGCTATTTACTGTAGAGAAAAAGACGCAATTAGGTTGGAATCGTAAAAATGAGTGAAACTTCAGTACTTACAGAGGTCGTTGCCCCAGAGCTTCTGGTGGAAACCGAGGTATTTACTGTCCAGATTATGGATCAGGATAAGATTACTCACAAGTATGAATTGACTACGAATATTGACAATCCATACGATTTCAATGCTGAAAGATTTCTTCCCAATACAACTCCAATGAGTCTAACTAGGTTTTTTTCTATTGCATCAGGTTTAATTGGTGACGCACAAGCAAGAGCTAGAATCGATACAAGCAAGAGAGTTCGGCTCATCGAAGAATATCCACCTGAACCGTTTGATCGCTACGGTGATGAAATCATCGCATACCGTGTTCTAAAACGAGAACCAGCCAGGATGAGTGTGAAGGGTACATCGCGCCCACACAGAAAAAGTACCTGGTATTATGATACTGTATCGCCAGAGCATCCGAATAAGACGATTATAATTGAATCTAGACCTGTAGATCATCACATTGAATTTAGTTGTTGGGCGAAGAGTAATAAATTGGCTAATTCTCGGGCTTTGTGGCTCGAAAAACTATTCATCAATCACGCGTGGGCATTTGAAGTTCAAGGCGTCGAGAGATTCTTCTGGAAAGATAGAGGCCCAGACACCTACACCACAAGTGGAGGGCAGCGGCTTTTTTACAGACCTGTTAATTTTTTTGTTCGCTTTAGAGAGTTCGAGGTTAAGGCACATCCGACGCTTAGAACTATAAATTTCGAGGTTAGCGAAAACACGACGCTTTCGACTGATCTTGTTTCCAGTATTTCAAATAACTACGAGTAGTAGGAGGTTACACAATGCCTTATGAGAGCATTCCAGGCACAGGCGCTATCTATCTAGACGGTGCTTTCGCCACATCTACCACTTCCGGACAGCCGAGAATTCTACTTCTTGGGGCTTGTTCGAGCGGGTGGACATATGAACTTTTTCAAGTTACTTCGCAAGCAGCTGCCATAAGTGAGTTTGGTCTTGATGCTGAAGTAATTAAACCTATGTTTGAGGCTCAGACTCAGGGCGCTGATAACGTTGCTGTCATGCGTATTGGCGGTCGCAAGGGTAGTCTTGTTATTACCAACGCTGCCGGTACCGGTACAATCACTATTATCCCAGAGTTTAGAGACGACACAATTCTAGATCGATATAAGATTGTTCTAGAAGACAACACTCCCACCGCAGCTCTTCTCGCTGCACACGGTGCACAGCGAGTTCTTATCTACGATGATGAAGATGGAGCTTGGGTATACGACACAAATGATGAGCTTGTAGTTGATACAGGTATTGTTGCTGTCACGCTGGACACTTGGCCCGCAATAGACTCCAAGTTGCTTGGCACCCGAGCCCAGATTGCTCTAGATTACAATACTACTGGACCTGTAGGCGTTCCGACAATGACTGAAGCGGGTACGGTTGGTACCGTTCCTCTTGCGGACTACCTTGCTGGTGGCGGTGCCGCTGGTAATGTCACAGCTGCGGTAGAGACTGCCGGTGCAGATAGCACAAACATGACTCTAGTAGAGCGATACGCTGCTCTAAATGAGGCATACAGGCTTCTCGATTACCGGGATGCGGATATCATTGTTCCCACGAATATTCTTCTGGATGCTCTAAACATTGCTCCTCGTCAGGGTGCTGCAACTGTTAACTGGAGTGCACTTGTCGATGATGTCAGTACAAATGGTGGCCTAATAACTGCTGCTATCGGCAATAACGCCAGACAGCTCATGGCTGCTGGCTCTGCTGATGATGCCCTTGGCTACTTGTGGCAGTATCGCTACCGAGGCCGTGAGTATACATTCTTCTTTGATACTCCTAGCTTTGCTACTGCAGAGTGTATTCGACATGGAGAGCTTACCGGTGATGATGCTCCTGCTGCAGTGATTGCTGCACTGGTAGCCTCTGCTACCCTTGCCAACGATCATGAGCTCAGAGAGGTTAACTTCGGACACCAGCTAGCTTCTTTCTGTGAGCACGCCTCTACAGGCTGGAAGACAATGCTTGGACTTATGTCTGTTGCACCTCCGCCCGCATACGATCGCTCATCTGTTACAGCTTGGGCTGGAGAGCTTCCCTCATACGAGTATGTAAATACGACTCTAGCTGTTCATGGAGCGGCTAATAATGGCGATGGTCTGCTTGGAAACGTTTTCCTTGCGGGTGCAGCAGATGCAAGCGATGGCTATCGTGATGCGATGCTAGACAACGGTGCTGCAACCGATGGGCTCGCTTATGGTGGTTTTATCAAGAGTACTGGAGCTACCCTTCCTCAGGGCCTTCCCTATGGGATCAGCGATAGCGACGAAGCAGTAGATGCTAATCTTAAGCCAGTAGATATTGGTAGGCACCTTTTTGTTTGTTACGATCAGCCGCTACTCTCACCTGTCGGATACCCCACGACTCCCTATAGAGGGAATCTCGTAGGTACACTTGCCGGCAAGTTTGCAGTAACAGACGAGCGAGAAGAGCCCATTGGAGTCAATGGGGCGGTTTCGCGAGTATCTGGCGGTGTTCGACTTCTCTATCCCCAGATCAATGATCTAGCTAGCATCAGGATGGTTGGCCTTCGCTTTGAAGAGGGCTTCGGTTGGATTGTTGTTTCAGCAAGAACAACTGCACACCCTGATAGTGACTATTCTCGCTTGTCAACAATTCGGTCTGTGAACCGAGAACTTGACGGGATTAGGCTTCTTGCGAGAACCTATATTGGTAAAGAGTTTTCAAGCACTCGACTAATGTCTCTTCAGGCATCCATTGATGGATTCCTGAAGTCTGAACAGTCTCAAGGTTATAACCAGGGTGCTGTTGCTCGACTTTCTTATACTAGAGCAGATAAGATTCTTGGACGGCTTACAATTCAGCTGAAGATGATCCCTCCCTTCTCTATCGAATCTATAACTGTAGAAATTTCGCTTGCGGCTGAAGAAGCCGAGCTATCCTAGGAGATAACAAATGCCAACATCACTAGATCTATCTAGAACCTATACTAGCTTCTCTGGTGTAGATATCAGAGCAGTGATCAACGGAGAGTCAGTTGGCCAGCTCCAGGCTGTATCTTATGCAGTCCAGAGAGAAAAAGCCCCGATTTACGTCATGGGAAAGGTAGATCCTCTATCTTTCTCTAGAGGTAAGCGGGGAATTGCTGGCACACTAATTTCTCTTTTACTTGATCACCACATGCTTCACGACGCTGCTCTTTCGAGTATCACACAGCCAATTCTAGACAAGGATGAACTTTATCCCGATACAGCTGGCAGCATTGTGGACGCGACGGTGAACGATATAGACGTACTTGATCCCTCAGCGATAGGCCCAACGGATGTCGCAGACTATTACAAGCAAGCACCAGCATTCTATGTTGATCAGTTGCTACCGTTTGATATTGTCATCGTAGCTGCTAATGAATACGGCAAGGCCGCTCAGATGCGTATTTATGGGGTTGAGATTCTCAACGAAGGCTCTGGTTTCTCAATTGATGATATTGTAATTGAAAATCAGATGACATATGTTTGTCGCACCATTCTGCCTTGGAGGCAGATGGGTAGCTGGAGCGCTACGGGTACCTTTACGGCACAACCGATGAATACTCCCTTCACTGCTCCTTAACAAAATGGAAGAGGGCGGCGGCATAAGCCGCCGTCCCACCACTTAAATGGGTTATGTTGATCGAAACAGGTATTCTTTCTCAGGTGCCGATGCAGCCGCTTATGCGTACTTTCCTCAAGGAGGAGATTACAACCAGCTTCTGCGTTTGCAGGATGACGTTGAATTCGCTACACTGGAAGTAGACAGACTGCTCAACGACATCGACCGCGACGTGGGGAATTCCTCTCTGTTTGAAGCCAGGGGCAGGGCCGCAGAATCCAAACAGAAATACCAGAGTGCTGTCGACTCTACTAAGTGGATTCACCTGCAAGCCATACATACTGTAGCCATATCTGTTCATGAAGCTAAAGCACCAGTAAGAGCGCTAGGGCATCAAAGTGTTCGAGGGTTTACTAGGTCTTCTCGAACCATCGCAGGTAGTTTAATATTTACGGTTATTGATGGGCATCCTCTTGAGACCTTGATGATATATGATCCAAGTATAGCCAATCCAAGCATTGGCGAGTGGAGCATGGATCGATGGACTGCTGGAATAGGCGATTCTCATTGGCCAGGTCGCTCGGATGCCAAGATCAGTACAAAATTACCACCATTCAATATGCACATACGCTATGCAACAGAGATGCCTGGATGCCCCCTTGCGGGCCAGGACGATTTCGAACACAGTCAGTATACGCTCGGACAGATGTTGAGTGATACTCCAAATCATTTACTTAATCCTCAGCAGCTCAAGTTGAAAAGGAAGATGCAACAGACCCCCACAGCAAGTGGATATTTACATGGGCATAACCCAAGCAATATTAAAGCTGGTGTAAACGCTGCGACCCTTCTGCTACTTGGCATAGAGTTAGTTGATCAGGGAATGGTGACTTCAGTGAATGATATGGTTACTGAAATTACCTATAGTTTTATTGCGAAGGACTTCAGAGATCTGGCTAGAATTAAGCACGTACAGCTCGATCTTCCTGGTGCAGTAGCTGAGAGAGGTGATGAGTGGCTTACGCAAGAACTCAATTGGTGCGAGTCAACTATTCGTCAACGGCAGCAGTGGACTAGGGAGAACTGGAGGGGCGGAGGCCGAAGGGCGAGAAAGGCTAGCGGTGGGGAAAGCCAATTGAATTATCGTGATCGAAGGACGACGAGAGCAGAGGCAAACAAAGCTTGCAGAGAGATCTCTGGAGAAATGACTAGCGAGCTGCGAAGAGGAGAAGTTCGTGTAGATCTTGATCAAGTGTTTATGGAGCCAGAGCCGGGGCAGCAGTCTGAGGCGATGAGCAGATCGGTCGATACCCTCAAAATCGATAGAGTGGGTGTAGCAGCCTCACCCCTCCCCCCTAACTGCTACTGGCAGAAATAGGTGTAACGTTGTCATACTATGACTGGGAATACTTTTGTGGCGCTAATGTAGTTGTTGAGCTTGGTGGCAGCATAAGACAGAAGCCAGGCATGCCTGCCCTAGAGGCCGCAGGCATCTCCTACAACTTCATGGATAGCAGTCAACCAATCTATGGCTATTCTTCTGAATACTTTGACGCAGTTGCTCCAGGACAAAGAATTATTCAAGGCTCAATTGTAGTTAATTTTGTTCATGCCAATTACATGCATCATAGTATAAACCAGGGTAGAGCTCATGGACTTCCGCCTGACACCGCCAGCATCGCAGATGCTATGCGAGCTGATGGAGTGCACAACCCTCCAGACGACCAGAGCTTTAACAATCTCTGGAGAACATATCTCAGCAACAGCGGGAGTACTACGTCAACAGCTGAGGCTGGGCAATTAGCGAGCATGTCTGGTTTGTTCGAGGGTATGCGAAATAAATACTGGGGAGAAGGGGCTAGTTCCACCACCCCGAGTTGGGGTGGTTCGAATGTGTTTGACATGGGTCCTGCATCTATTAATATAAACTTTGGAAATAAACATCAGATACGATTATCACATGTTGTTTTTATTGGTAGGTCGAGTACAATACAAATTGATGAAAGTGTGTTATTAGAAGAGTATCCATTTTTCGCACGAAAACTAGTAACATTAGGGAGCTAAGATGACCGTACAAGTTAAACAAACCACAGATGGAAGTTTCGCTGTGGGTGGAGATCCTCTTGGAGAGGAAGCCCTTCAGGCTCTCTCTGGAATCTCTGTAAGCGCTGCTGACATTCTTGAACATATGAATGGTTTAAATGAAGAAATCTCAGAGAGCTTTGAGGGGCAGATTGCAACTTCAGAAGAAGTTGCAACTAAAACCCTTCCCGAAGTAAATGTTCCCCAGCCTATTGGGGCCCAAAAAAAAAAGACAGGAGCTAGAGCGACAACTAGAAGCCAGCCGACAACTAGAGCTATTCCCCGATCTTTGAGAAAAGCCATGGAGCTTGAAGCTTCAGACCCCCCACCGAGAGAACCCAGTATGCAATCACAAACTGATGATATTACAAATCTAGACAGCGAGCTTGATGCTCTAACAGACACCCTGGATAACAGGGAGAATCCCGCCGAGACCGAAGTCGGTGGCGATATGATGCGAGATCAGATCCTAGAGTTACTCCAAAATACTCCAGGAGCACCTTCTGAGGCACAGATCAACCAGTGGAAAGTTCAGCATGGTGCCAATGGCGTTCATGTGATGGCTCTTGGTGAAGGCGATATCTATATCTTTACCCACCTGAAGAGAGGGCAGTGGCAAAAGATTCAAGAGGTCACTGCAAAGGCACAAGAAACTCAAAATGCAGATATTGAGAACGTACTGAAGGAAAAGGTTATTCAGTATGCAACCCTTTGGCCTAAGCCGCTTACAGTAGAGTTCTTCTACAATTCTAGAGCTGGAGTTGTAGATAGCCTTTATCAGGTGATTCTTTTGAATTCTTACTTCTTGTCTCCGCAACAAGCAATGCTACTGACCACCCAACTATAAAGTTTTGAATAGATGGATATAGATGCCATCATTAAAGGTAATGGAAACTTATATCAGACAATCATCCCTGAATATGACCTTACCTTCTCATACAGGCTACTCTCACTAAAAGAATACAAAGTATTCCGCAGCTTGAGGGATGGGGGCGTTTTGTCTCCATCCCTTATTGCTGATAGGGTTTTTGAGAGATGTTTCCTGGGAAACGCAGTAGTCCTGTCAGTTGATCTACCTGCAGGCATTACTGAAACCATTGGAAACTTAATTATGTATTTGTCAGGTGACTGTGACACCCTGACTTTGAAGCAAGATATAGATGTAGCTCGGATGCTACATCCTAAAGATACTGTATACGAGTATATGAGAGCTGTTATTGTATCTATATTCCCGTATAAAATTGAAGACATAGAGAATTGGTGTCGTCCTCAATTTATACGTAACTTTGCAATTGCAGAGAATATTTTTAGTAAGCAGAATCCTGAGTACGAGCTGCTAAGCTTGGCAGATATAAAGTCTGCAGAAGAGTTAGCGCAGGCTGAGAAGCAGGAAACTAGCATTGACTTTGAGCGAGAGAACAGAGCTATCCGAAAAACTATGAGCCCCTTCGATACGGAAGAGGCTGAATCTGGAAAACTTTCAAGGGGTCAGCTTAAAAAGCTATCTGCAGCATCTAGGGGGTAGATTATGGCATACGACCCTTACGGTCCAGACGGGGTCATTTGGAGTTCTGCAGGTTACACCCCTTGGAACCCTCCATCTGAGCGAGGTGCAAGTCTTGCAGTAGCAGCAGGGCTTGGCATCGGAGCCTTTGGAGTAGCGGCTAACGTTCAAGTGGGCGGTGGTCGAGCGATAGACTACGTACAAAAAGCTGTACGACACGCCGGGATGGCCTCCCCCTTCAGTATATTAAACACTTTCCGTGTTGCGGAGTGGATGTCTCCATGGATATCTGCTCAGGCTCAAGGCCTCACACCCCTAGAGGGTGGAGGCATAGGAATGAAATGGGGTTCGGAGTTCACAGGAACTGCAGAAACCAAAGATTTCCTCAGGAAGCTTGTTGGTGATGAAAAGTGGTACGACTTAGATTTAAAGGGCTCTGCCTTTGAGTTAGAATTCAGAAGAGGCAAGGGTTTTTCTGGTGAGCTCTATGCCCGAGCTACAGAAAGCGGAGACTGGAAGCAGCTTGCTAAATCCATGGTACTCATGGAGACAACTGCTATAGATCCCTTCCCAGTCGAGGGAAAGGCGGCGAGTCTAGGAAAGCCCCGCATGAATCAGGCAGCCTTCTCTGTTCTACAGAGTTTAGGTGTTACTGAAGAGTGGGGTGTTCAGTCTCAGAAGAAAGCAGGTAGAGTTCTCTTTAGAGAGGCTTCTGAAGGCACTGAAGCAGCTCTATCCAAATACATACCAGTACATTCTCCATTTGGAGCAGTTGGCACTAGAGCTGACATTCTTAGAAGATCGACACTTCTGACCGCTCCCTACTCTTGGGGAATGGAGCGTTTCAATAGGCTCCTCCAAATCTCTGCAGAGCAAATTCCTGGCCTTGAATCAGCAGGACGAAACATAGACAAGGTCTTTGGCTTTAAGGTTGGAGTCCCATCGTCGACTCCACATAAGATGTTTGCTCGCTTTGGTATGCGAGCTGCAGCCATTGGGGGAGCTGGCCTAGCGGTAACACAAGCTGACTGGATAAGAAGACAAGGTCTTGGAGGAGAGGTAATCGCTTCTGCGGGTGTTTCCGGTGGCGTTGCTTACGCTCTCAACAAGATGGGAAAAACTCCCAGGACAGCTATTGCAGCAGGCGTAGCAACCTTCTTTGGACAGATGGTGCTTCCTGGCTTTGATCAGGGCATTATTCCTGGGATAGCTACAACTGCAACAAATCTTCATTTAGTTAAGTCTGCCATTGGTTCCGCTACATTTATGAGCCAGTATAGAAGAACCCTAGAGGGGTTCTTGCCTGGTATCAGTAGCACAGAGATGTCTATCGGTGCAGGAATTGGAGTAGCTGCTCTAGCTTATACTCGACTACCAGGACACCTTCTAGAGAAGTACGGTTCTGAAAAGCTTCTACCAGCTGCTCTACAAAAGAAGTACGGGTTGGTTGAAGGTACAGTTGGTAGATCGCCCCTAAGTGCTCGAGAAATATACGGAAGAAGCGCCTTAAGGTATGCAAAAGAAAAAGGAGTAATAAGTCCAGAACAAGCTTCAAAGATAATGGGTACGTCTAGAGTTCCAACCTTTGTACAGCGTACTCGAATAATGAAGCAACTTCATACTGCTGCTATGGGAAGCGAAGACCTCAAGTGGGGCACCTTCATGGACGACATGCAAGGGCTGTGGCACTCCGCAGTTGCCGAGCACCAAGAGCTTCTGAAGAAGAACCCCTTTGATAGTTCACTAAAACAGCGACTTCTAGAACTAAATCCAACTACAAATGCTGAGCTAACTCTTCTTCAAAAGGGGCGTAGAAACTTAGATAGTTTCATAACTTCAGCATACCACTCGTTTATGGGGGCAACGAAAACGGGGGATGACTGGAAGCAAGCTGTCAAAGAAGGAACGATAAAACGAGGTGCAGGTAGACTGGCCTTACTGTTTGGAGCTGGTGCTGTAGCGCATAGCTTAGTTACGGGTAGTCTTCTTGGAAGCATGGAGGGTCCTGGTGAGCTAAGGGATATCTATAAGGGTAAGCAATTAGTTCCTGTTAGACGTGGCAGGTTCTGGGAAGGTGGTGGTACTCCGTTTGCTGGCGGAGAGATACAATATCATCGCCCTCACGCTTATGTTCAGATGATGTCGAGATCTCGTCAACGTGCTGTCTGGGGGGAAGGTGAGGACCGACGCAGCCCCATAACAAAGTGGTTGTTACGAAACTTCACCTACACCCTTGAAGAAGAGACATATTGGGACCGACCGTACCCTGTCAGCGAAGCTGCTTTTGCAAACATTCCAATAATTGGCAGACCTCTTGCAGCAACAATAGGCAGACTTGTTAAGCCACCAAGACTTATGCATGTCTCTGACTGGGCTAGAGAGGGCCCTGGTGGAGATATAGAGTTTGCTAGTAGGCCAGAGCACTATGGACCTGCTCCAGGCCTTGGTGGGCTCCCTCCAGGCCGTCCAGGCTCCCCTTATGCTCCCGGCTTCCAGATTGGTTACTTGAATTACCAGTTTAGAGAACTTGAGGGTATGACAGGTTGGGCCTCTAATGTTTTAACAAAAGCAATAACAGGCTCTGAAACCTTTGGTACGCAAAGACCAGTATTAGGTTCTTCTGCAGCTATGACTTCACCTAGGGAAGCTTTTTGGGAGCTTGCTTTGGGTGGTGGTTTCTTCACGACAGAGATGGTTCGTAGATTCTTGCCGAGAACAAGAACTGAACTTAACGAATACAACCCAATACTCAACAGTATGCCGAGTTGGCTGCCTGATCGATTCCATTATGGAGATCCTCTCAGGGTGGTAGAGATGGGGTATAGCAGACTTCCAGGACCAGGCTACTCAGCAATTCATCCCGAGCTCAAGGGAGTGGACCCAGAAAACTATCCACTTATATACCAGTACTCCATACTGGCTGATGTGGCAGGTACTTCGTCAGAATTTAACATTCTTAGAAGAAAGCTTTATGAAAGAAGACAAGCAAAGCGAACCTCAGAAGCAGAGAACGCTTACATGGACAATATTGACAGGATGCTTGGAGAGCGTCAGGTTGTAAATCAGTTTGATGCAGTACATAAAAATGCATACCTCTTGCCTGGTGCCGGAGGGACCCAGGCTGCGTGGAGTGCTGCTCAGGGTGTAGTTAGAGACGTAGCCGCTCCTCTTGAGTATATGGTTCCAATGGGTTTCAGACCATTCCAGAAGCTTCTGTCTGATAGAGATCCCATTGAAGATTACGAATACCGACGAATGTATGGAACCAATCTAGCTTTCTGGGACAAGCCAATCAGGGACTGGTTCCGACCAGCCTTCTACAGCGCTGCTCACATGATGGGCTATCAAGGCAAACCATTATGGAGAAAGGATGCCGACGATATAAACGAGCATTTTGATAAGCTCCAGTTTATGAAGAGCATGACGCTAGCACGTCAGGCAGTTAACGGTACAGATAGAAACCGACATCTTTATGAAGCACAGAGAACTCGCTACGGTGTAAATCCCCAAGGGAATCCCCTAGGTATCTACGCATCTCTTCCTGATAGCGAAAAGGCTTACTACGATGCTTTTGCATATGCTCAAGGAGGGCAGCGAAGTCGCATCATGGAGATGATCCCAGGTGATCAGCAGCATCTGTATCGTGCTATTTGGGACAGGATGGATAGAGGAGATGTGCCTCATCCAGGTTCACCAGTTCAGGTAGATGAAGCTCGCTTGAACCGTAGGTTCCATGATCTACAGGGCTACTTTTCTGACAAGCCTCTCCCACGTGAAGACTGGATCGGTTGGCACGAAGATGCAGAGCTAGATGATATCCAGCTTCGCTATATTGAGAGACAAGGCAAAGATATCCATGAGTTTGATATGTGGCGAAGTCAGAGCCGGATGTTAGCAAGAAAGCCTTATCTCGATGGTTCTGAAAACTTTATGTATCAGGGCCCCGGGGTTGGTCGGGACAGCATAGCAGCTGACCTTTTCCATATGGGTCGAGTAGGGGGCTGGAATCCAGCTCCGATGGAGATGAATGTCTTTAGTAGTAGTGGAATGACAGGTACTTACGGAAGCATGTATTATAATGATGATAGAGAACTTCAACTAGCCAGAGGCTTGAACCATGTACTTTCTCAATAAGCTATTTACTTGGGGTGCTCATGAGCCCGAAGAATCAACTGGTTTAGCTCAAAAGACTCCTAGCAGTCTTGCGAGCCTTGTTGCGCTTGGTCCAGTTGCAGCTGGAGGTATTTACGGGTTCAAGGCTCTTAGATCTAACGAGCCAGGAGCGATACTTGGTTTACGTACAAACAACCTCGCAGATGCTGGTGCTACCGTTGGAGACAGCGTTAGACGCATGCAGGCGGCTAGAACTGCTGCCCAGGCACAGAGTACAGAAAAATTTGCTGAATCACTCAGAGCAAATTCTGGTGAGAAAGTAAAAGAAATTCTACGAGGAAATGTAGAAAAAAGGAACGCATTCCTTCAAGCAATGCTTTCGACCCTAGAGCAACCAGGAGTTGCTCTAGGTCAGGAGAGCAGCGTAAGCGCACTTAGAACTCAGATAGTTGATTTAATGCGGCATGAAGCTGAGATTGTTGACGAGCAAGCAGAAATCCTAGTTCGGAGTACTCTAGACACAATGATGGAGTCCTCTACCCAGGAAACAAAAGCAGCATTCAAGCACTTCCAGGGCGAGTTCAATAGAATAGCACCCTTCATACAGGCTCCCTCAACACAAACCAGAGGCATGAAGCCGGTTTTCCAGACAGTTGATGATGGAGTTTTTGATTTCCTTAGAGGCCTTGACAGCGGTAGCCGAAAAACCAGTGCTGTTAAAAACTACGAACAACTAACAGACATGCTTTCAGGGACTCGTGGGGCAAGAGTAGAAGTTGGCCGTGTTGTAGAAAGCGGAGGTATGCAAGGAGCCTATGCTCGCGTTTATGCGGGAAAGCAATTCGTAAAGACAATACCTCTCAGTGTTCCTCGAATAGGTGGTGTTCCAATAGTAAGACTTGGCGAGGGAATGCAAACCGCTTATGCAGGGAGTAGAGGCTATGGTTCAGCTACAGCACTGCATACTGCCTTAGAATCACTAGGGCCCTCTCCAACAGGACCTCAGATAACAGCTGCTGTTCAAAAAAGTGGAGCTGTTTATGGACTGGAGACACATGAGCTACGTCAGTTTCGACGTGAACTAGAAGGAGCTGGAAGAAATATATTCGCTTTAAATTCAAGGGAGCTTGGTCAGCGACAGCGGACTATGTTGGATAGAGTTGAACGAGCTATGGGTGCAACAGGGTCTACAGATCCATTTCTAGCTAAACAAGCGCAACACTTAGAGGGAGGTCTACGAACGAACCGGTCTCTACTAACCATTACCGGTATGGAAGATCTTCCTGCTGGTGCTAGAGAGCAGCTTAGACCTAGGCTAGCAGCAGCTCCTGGTGGAATGTTTGAAGCAGCTGCACCAGCTGAAGTTGGGAGGCTTCCTGGTGGTGGCGAATTTGCACACGTTGGATTGCGAGTTAATAGTCCTATTAATTCAGTTAGACCAATTGGTGAACTAAGCAGACACACACTTCCTGTAACTGCTCGCATAGAGCAGGTTCCAGGACGAAAGGGAATGTTTCTTCCAGGAGCAGCCTTAGCTTCAAATGAAGCTTTAAATAGTGTGGGTAGAGCTTTGAGTACTGGAGGTACCTTCCATCAGTGGAATCAGAATGTTCTCTGGGCTGACAATATGGTAGTTAACAGTATGAACAAGGTTCATATTCTTGATGTTCGTGAAGGTGGATCTCGTTTTGGCATCGGTCCGGAGGGTGGATCATATGTTGGTGGACGTCAGCACGTTCAGGTTCCACTCACAAAGACAGTGATCGACCCACAAGGAACAGGCCGAGGGTCTCGGAAGCTAACAGAGTTGCTCCGAGAAAGACATGAGAAGGCTTTAGGACCACTAATTGTTGAGCAACAAGAGCTTCCTGAATTCTTCAAGAAATACGGAGGATTTCTTGGCACCGGAGGTGCTGGACAAGAAGTTAACATTGCCAACTACACGGGTCTAAAAAGGCTATCCATGCAGCTTGACCCACTTACACCCTACAGTGAAACTGGAGGGACTCCACGGATACACCTAATGCTAGGCGGTGTGTTCGATACTACAGGTCAAGGAAAGGGATTCGGAGGTCTATTTAAGGGAGTTATGAAAGAGGGGACTCCTGCTGCTATGGCAGGGCTCCGAGCCGAGAATCCATTCGTAGATACCCTTATGAAACGGCTAGGAATACAGTCAGCTGATACTATTTTTGCAGGCCCAGGCATGCTTAAGAAGGCATCCCATATTCTAGCACTTCAGATGCTCACTGGTTATGGTACAACCACCAAGCATCCAGGAGGAGCTGCTGGGCTATTTGATCAGATACACAAGGAGGTGCAGATTGCTGGAAAAGAATTCACCCAAGGCCCACGTGAGAGTGCGAGAAATTTTGCTACTCGAAGACAACTTCTGGCAACTACAGATGTACTATCTGGACGAATGGCTAAAGCTAAGGTTCCTGCAGTTGCCGCAGGCGGTGTACTTGCTGGTATCTTCAGCAAGGAGATTGCGGGAGCTCATGGAGTTGAGCATGAGGCTGTTAGAAAAATTATTACCAGACATTGGGGAGAAAAGGGTGGAGCAGCAGTAATGAAAGAAGCAGCCGAAGGTTTTGCCCTTGGTGCAGCAGGTCTCACTGCGGGCCCACTGCCCGCTATATTGCGTGGAGCTGAAGCCTCTGTGACTCCACGATTCTTCCAATTCTTACAGCATCAGCTACAGAGTGTTATTGGCTTATCTCAAGATGCAACAAGTGAAATGCTTGCTAGTATCCTTGCAAGCAAGCCTGGTGCAGCTAAACACATGAACATTGTTAAAGGTCTTACCGAGGTGCAGGGCACTCTTCGTGGTGAAGCTGGACTTCTAAATAAAGAGTTAGCAGGGTTGCCCAGAGTTTCGGCCAAAGACTTCTCTCAGCTACAACCAGATGATATTCGAGGCTTCTTACAGCAACATAAGAAAGGGTTCATGCTTAGTTTTGGATCCTCTGATACTGCAATGGGCAAGGCTGCTCAAAGAGCATTTGGCGCGGAGGAGATACTACTTCGGGGTGGTGATCTCCTTGCCGAAATGAAGGGCGCTACTATCGCAACAACACAAGGTCCTCTTCATATTCTCGACGAGTACACTAGACAGGTCACCCATCTTCAAAGAAATCTTGTTACGATTCAGCAAACTGTTGGCAGAGGCGAGAAAGAGCTAGTTAGTGCGATACAGACAATGGAGAAATGGCAGGGCAGCATGTCAGAGCTCTGGGGCAAGTCGGTCAGAGGACTTCTAAAAGGAAAGATTGAAGGATCTGCTTTTGCTCAGCTATCACCTCTTAGCTTGACTCAGAAGGCTGGGGTTTCGGTAGCTGTTCCAGAAGTACGGTATGACGCTCAAGGTTTGAAAAGTGAAGCTGGAGAAAAGCTCTTTAGACGAGCAAAGAGATTTGTTCAGGGTCGTCAGGGAGCTGCGGTACTAGTAGATTCGCAATACTTCATGGATTCTATGAGAAGCTTTATAAGCGGTACAGAGAAGAGTCTCATGGCTGAGAATCCTGCTCTAAGCGTGGCAGGAGCTCGGGTAGAGGCCAGGAAGCAGGCTGGAAGGAGAGCGGCTAGATTCTTTACTGGTATGGAGGGTGGAGCTCAACCTAGAGGGGTTACCTCTTTGTTCGCTCGGTTCCCACTGCTTGGTCCAGGTCACGTGCAGACAGTAGAAGTTGGCCGCTGGATGGGTGAGGTTGGTGCTGGAGATAAGACCTTTAAAGCTTTCACTAGCACACGAGAAGGGGGTGCAGCACTAGCCAAGCTAAACAAGCTTAGTTTCTTGGATAAAGAAACCGGAAAAATGGTCCAGATCAATCCAATAACAGGATTTAGAGACATAGCAAATCTTGGAGGAAAGGGGAAGACAGCTGTCGGAGAATTCTTTGGTTCAATGCTAGAGAATACTCACAAGTTCATGTCTGAAGGTGGTGGCAAAATCCATGTAACAGACTATCTCTTAGATGTTCACTATATGGGGAAAAAGGGAGGATACCAGATTGACTTA